GTCTTTTTGTTCGAAATAACATTATGTTGGTTCCAGGACATCTAGCAGGGTTTTTAAAACCCGAGGATGAACTGGAATTGCGTAGTGTGTGGGATGTAGTTTTTACGGTCCCAGTTAAGGAAATTAAAACCATTGATATAGAGAATGCTATCGGTGAAAAGAAAGAAGCAATGTTGATTGTTTTTCCGCGTTATGTTAGTAGTCATTCAGATTTGGTAAAACATTTTTCAAATGGCGAGAGTATGAGTAAGTATCATAGAGCTGATGTGTGTTTACCCTTGATCAGATATAGTGAGAAGATGAAGAAATTTTTGATGATGATCTTGGGTAATCATGAATGTCGGGCTTATGATACTGAAATATATTTACATGATGCGAAAAAGGGCAATTATGTATTGCGAAGAGGCTTGGAATATAAGTGTCCAACTGTTGCTGGTGATTGTGGAGCTCCTGTTATAGTTAACGAGCAGCAAGTGCTCAGGAAAATAGCAGGGATCCATGTTGCTGGCGATAAAGAGGGCATGGCATATGCTGAGTCTATCACACAGAAGGATTTGGAACGTGCGTTAAACAAGATAGATGTAGAATTACAGATAAGTGTAGATTTAGATAGTGTGTGTAAGCAACTAGTTAGTGTTGAAGTTCCACTAAATGAAGAATTTGATATCGATGTCTTGTCGGATGTTTGTCAAGTTCCAGCATTGAAGCTAATACCAGTAGGGAAAGTTGAAAAGACGATTTACGAACCAGGTAAAACTGAATTGAGGCCCAGTTTAGTTTATGGTAAAATAGATCAAATTAAAACTAAGCCTGCTGTTTTGCGCAATGTGGAGCGTGATGGACAAATGATAGATATTAAACAATTAAATTTGAAAAAGAATGCGATGGATACACCTTTTATTGACAGTAGTTTGTGCGAACGTGCATATGCTTCTGTTAGGAAAGTCTGGTTGCAAAACGTTAGAAAAGAACTTCGCCGAGTGTTAACTTGGGAGGAAACTGTGAAAGGTTCTGATGTGTCAGAATATATAGGACCTGTGAACCGAACTAGCTCGCCTGGATATCCATGGATCCTTAATAGGAAAAATGGTTCCAAGGGCAAGCAAGGATGGTTTGGAGTGGATGATTATATTCTGTCACCTGAAGTGCTGAAAGCAGTCGAATACCGAATTGCACAAGCAAAGTTGGGAAAGAGAGTTCCAGTATTGTGGGTAGATACACTAAAAGATGAGCGTAGACCAATTTCAAAAGTCGATGCGCTCAAAACTCGTGTGTTTAACAACGGACCAATGGATTTCTCGTTGACCTTTCGAATGTATTATTTGGGTTTTATAGCCCATTTGATGGAAAATCGGAATATGAACGAGGTCTCTATAGGTACCAATGTGTACTCACAAGACTGGAAGAAAATAACATTAAAATTGACGGAAAAAGGCAAGAAAGTTATAGCTGGAGATTTTTCAACGTTTGATGGCAGTCTCAACTCTTGTATTATGGAAAAGTTTGCTGATTTGGCTAACGAATTCTATGATGATGGAGCTGAGAATGCATTGATACGGAAAGTTCTCCTAACAGACATTATTAATAGTGTGCACTTGTGTGGTGATAACATATATATGACCACTCATTCGCAGCCTTCTGGAAATCCAGCCACAACTCCGCTAAATTGTTTCGTGAATTCAATGTCCATGCGAATGGTTTTTGAATTGTGTGCAATGAAAGCGGGTTTGTCACTACGTTTGGAAGATTTTTCGAAATTCGTTTCAATGGTTTCATATGGTGATGACAATGTGGTTAATTTCTCGGATGCTGTGTGTGAGTGGTTTAATATGGAGACCATTACACAGGCGTATGCTCGACTTGGCTTTACGTATACGGACGAAGCGAAGACAATGAGCGGAGATGTACCAAAATGGCGTGAACTATCAGAGGTTGCGTACTTAAAGCGTCAGTTTAGATATGATGAGGAAAGGAAAGTATGGGAAGCCCCTTTGGCTATGGACACAATTCTTGAAATGCCCAATTGGTGTCGAGGAACTCTCGACATTAAAGAAGGTACACAAGTTAATTGTGAAAATGCTATAATGGAGCTCTCCATGCATCCTAGAAACATTTTTGATAAATGGTCTAAAGTTATTATGAAAGCTTTTTATAATGAGACTGGTGATATGCTTGAGTGCAACACTTATGATGGATACGCTATGAAAAGGTACATTGAATACTATACAAACTAATTCTATGGTTACCCATCTGCGTGGGAAATTTCTCTTAAACCATGCAGTAAGGCTTAGAATTAGGATGAGGTGCCCTATTTAGGGTGAGGAGCCTCGGTGGCAGTCCCACCAAATCCTCAAAGAGATAGGTTCAGTAACATTGGGTTGCTGTTACACTAGGG